TTACACCTGTGGGAGCCAAGTCCCACAAGCGTTAGCGGGTAGCGCCAGCAGTCGAAAACCCTTGGAAAAAATTTCCAGGGCGTGCATCCAAACGCCACGCGTTTCGGCATCTTTCGCGCTCTCGACCCTTGCGGACGCAATCACTTCAAGCGGATCAGTCCCAAGAATCTCGGCGACTCGGATCGCCGTCTTTTCGTCAAAAACTGACTGCTGGTTGCGGTACTTACTAACCGCGCCGCGCGTCACGTTCAGCGCCTTCGCCGCAGCGTAATCGGAGGGCAGGTCGAGGCGGATCTTCACCGCGTCGAGCCATTCGACTGTCGTTTTCATAGACAACCCCTTGTAAATCAAAGTGAATCAACCCGGCGTCAAAGGTACTGCGACGCTTCATTCAATGCAACAGTCTCTGGTAATGAGACGTATCAGTTATTGACACGTTTCCGTGACTGATACTATCCTTCGCCTGTCGCCCCGGCTACTGGTCCTCAACCCCGCCAGTGCTGGATTTGCTACCCGGCCGCCGGGGCGATGTTTCTCAAAAACATTGCTCTCGGGGTTGACAAGGGGAAGGCAAAATGCAAGCTTCGCAGCAACAAGTCGTTACATATCTCACCAATTTGCAACGGCTCGCGACCCTCGAAAGGGGTGCGATCACGTATTTCGGCGCCGGTTCCGCGACTGGCAAGCACACTGAATCCCGCAAACCCTCCCTCAAAACCGTCTCGCCAATTCATCGCTCGGCGCTCGGCGGCTACACCATCGAAGGTCCGTTCAATCGCCGCCCCTCGCGCATCGCTCATGCGCTCGAACGTTTTTTCTACTGGCTCGGCGCCTAACGGTTATGCGTACATCAACCGCTTTCGGGGAGATCGGGTATCGCGTGGAGGACGGCGATATCGGCTATGCAGGCGATACGCACCTGTCGTTCAAGCCGCAGGCGGCGCCGAGCGTCGCGCATATTCGCGCAACGGAGCGCGGCGATGCTGAGCTGTCCCTCATCAAATCCATTCTCACCACCACGGCGAAGGCAACGCACGGCGCAGTGCAAAGCACAACTCCGCGCTGCTTGAACGTGACGCCTGACGCCTATTGGGCTGCAATCTCCCGCGCGGTGCGGGGCTTCGCGTAATGCTCGGCGCAAACGACGTATGGGCCGCCGGGCTCGTCGCGCCGTTCCCGCGTCGCTGGCAGGCGAGCATGATGCGCGAGTGGGATCGCCGCCGCGCATCGTTCAACCCGAAAAAGGTCACGGCAGAGAACGACGCGCAGCGCGCGGCCAACGTCGCATTGCGCGACGCGGTTGCGACGCTCGCCGGCCATGCCGTTAGCGATGAGCTACCGCTCGATGCTCTCGAACACGACGTTGTTACCCATGCGCGCGAGTGCGCCGAACAAGCGCGCGTGCGCATGCTCTCGCTTGAAGCGTGGCAGGAAGCAGGGCGATGCGCCGCACGAGCCGCGGGCATTTCGGCGCTTGAGTTGGCGCCGCTCGAAGTGCTCGAAGCGCGCGCGATGCTCGCCGACTTCTGCGTATCGCGCGGCGTGATGCCCGCGACTGGCCGCATTGCGGACGAAGGCGCTGTGCGCCGTATGATCGCGCCGAAGTGGTGGACGATGCGCATGCGCCGCGCGCACGCTCGCGCCGTTGAGGCGGCCGCGATCGACTTCGGACTCGTGAACCGCTCGCGCGACGCGTACGTGTCCAATGAAGGGCTCGCCGCGCGCGAAGCGCAGAACGCGCGCAACGCCGCGATGCTCGAAACGACGATCGCGCACAACCTCGACACCGACCAAGAATTCACGCTTGCCGAACTGTCGGCAAAGGGACCGGCAAATAAGGCCGTGCGCCGCGCCGAACTCATGACACGCATTGCAGGTTTCGAGCGCATCGCGATCGCCTCGGCTCATGCTGGCCTGTTCCTGACGATCACCTGCCCGTCGAAAATGCACGCGTTCAAGCTGGTCGGGCCGAAGGGCCGCGAAAGGGCCATCCGCAACAAGAACTACGACGGCACGAAGCCCGACGAAGCACAAGCGTATCTGCGCAGCGTGTGGGCTTGTATTCGCGCGGCGCTCGCACGACGCGGAATCAAGCTCTACGGCTTCCGTATCGCCGAGCCGCAACACGACGGTACGCCCCATTGGCATCTGCTCGTTTTTTACCCGCCGCAGCACGACAAGACCGTTGAATCGACCGTGCGCCGTTATGCGCTCGCAATGGACGGCGATGAACCGGGCGCGCAGGAAAAGCGCTGCGACTTCAAGCGTATGGACGCCGCACTTGGCACGGCCGCCGCCTATATCGCGAAGTACGTGGCGAAGAACATCGACGGCTACAAGGTGGACAAGGATCTGATCGGAAACGACGCACTCGAAACCTCGGCGCGCGTGGAGGCGTGGGCGTCGCGCTGGCGCATTCGCCAGTTTCAGCAGATCGGCGGCCCGCCGGTAACGATCTGGCGCGAGCTGCGCCGTGTCGAATCTGTTCCGGCCGATGCACCCGCGCACGTGCGCGCGGCGCATAACGCCGTGAACCGCGTCGCGAAGCTTGAAGGGCGCGAGAACGCGTCCGTTGCGTGGGATCACTACGTCAACGCGCAAGGCGGCGTGCATTGCGGCCGCGATTACCTGGTGCGTCTCGCGACATTCCGCGACGGCTCACGCACAGCCTACGGCGAAGAAGCCGCCGCGAAGCCGGTCGGCATTGAGTATTTTGAAGTCGCCAAGATTCGCGACGCGATCGGCAACTGGATTGACGTGATGCCGCGCACGGTCACGATTGATTCGAAGCGCTTTCGGTGGGAAGTAGTGCGCGCCGCAACGCGCGCGGGGGGTGTCGGTTTTGAGCGCGCGCAGCGCGCGCCTCGGACCTGTGTGAATAACTGTACGCGACCGGCCCCAGAGCTGACGTTTGACCATCACGCGGCCGTGCCGCTCGATGCGGATATCGACAGCGCGGCCCCTCATTTCGCCCGGGGCGGCGCCATACGCACTCATTGGAGGCCGGAAGAATGACCATGAGAATCGATTGCCCATGTTGCGGCGGCGATATTGACGCGCGGCACACCGAGAGCATGTCCCACACGATGCGGCGCATGTATTTCGTCTGCGACGACTGCGGCTATCGAACGCCCGCTGGCTTTGAAATCCTGTTTTCACTCTCGGCATCCGCGAAGCCGCGCGCCGACGTTGTACTCGAAGTACGGCCTTCGCCAATGCTGCGAGGTGGCGTCAACGCGCGCACGACGGTGGCGCTCGCGAGGACGGTATGAGATTCACTATCAAATGCCCGCACTGCGGCGCGCGCGGCATTGCTCGATCGATAGAGAAGGTGTCGCCAACGTCATGGCTGCTTGATTTCCAGTGCGACGACGTGACGTGCGGCCACACATATCGCACCCAGCTCGACATGTACCCGCCGGAAACGCCAATACCGCGCCGCGAGCGGCGCGAGACGGCCACACTGCAATTTGACGAGTAACGGGCGGCCTAAACGTAATCGGACCGCTATCGAACTGATAGCTGCGTTCACTTCTTACCATGCTCGGGGCTGGATGCCGCGCACGAGCAGGTGGTGGAAACGATACGGCGCCGGAAAGAGGTAATAAGCCTCGGCGTTGACGGGGCGCTCCTCAAACGGCTCGACGCGCGCGCCGCGCAGCGAGGGCTCTCGCGCGCGGCAGCGATCAATCTTGCGATGGCGAGATTCCTCTACGCCGAGTAGAAGGAATCACGCAACGGACGAGATCACTAAGCGCACTGTGAAGCAAAGTCGAAAGGAAGATAGCGACGTACCCAATTCACAAGCCGAAGAGCCGATAGCGTAGCGCTCAAATACTGAAGTGCCCCGCCATAGAGACAACTCGGTGATACTTCTGCAGGCTGCTTTGACTCGTATTGCTTGCGGATCCCATACCGAGTTTCCGTATCGCGTTGCGCAAAATAACCCACGAATGGTCGGTTTCGAGTGGTCTGTCGGACCAGACGCCCGTCATGTAATCCAGCACCCATTCAATTGCAGGCACCTGAATCTCGATTTGACCGCCAAAACCGTCAGAACGTTCTCCTATCTCATTCCAAGTAATACTTGTATCAAAGTGCACTGTTGTGTTCTTCACAATTGAAGACGCGCTGAGGGTTCGAGTGTAGGCATCGAAAAGGTCCACATGAGAGACGTACAACATGATAAGAAAGGTCATCGCAATCAGGTCGATTTGATCTGATTGCGTTATCCGGATCGTATCCAATATATCGATCGATCTCATGAAATCGCGCGTCGTAACTTTCATCGCTTGGCCAATTTTGGCCAGAACCTCAGAACTTGTTGGCAATCCGCCCGGTCGCTGTATTACGTTGTCGATTTTAGGGTCATCGGCCAACTTGCGTTGCTCCAACATAGCTGCAGCGAGTTGTGCGAATTGCGGGGTATCAAGGCGCGATTCGTGATCAAAAAAACGTCGCAGATATTTGCGCGAATCGAATTCGGATCCATACACCGCCTTTATGGAATGGGCTAGTTGCTGAGAGTCTGTCGCAACTACGGTATAGACGTTATCAACGCGAAAAATATGCTTTATCTTTTCAAGAAGTTCAATCGCATATGACGGTCGGCATCGATCCAGCTCGTCAACCATCAGAAATATTGGCAATTTGGTAGGATGTTCTTTTTCGTAAATTTGCGCGAAAGACGAAAATGATTTCTTAAAATCACCAATTGCATTTTTCAGGTCTTTGTTTTGTTTTTCAAGATCGGCCTTTATGGTGGAGGCGATTTCCTTTCCAGCGCTTTTCGTTGCTTTATCGACATGATTCAAAATATCGCTTTTTACATCTACACCGGTAAAATTTTTGATGACTGCAAAAGCGATACTAGGAGCCGCTGTTTTAATCACGCGGCTCCCTGCTCGGGTCATTGCTTGCGCTTGCAGAGAAATTTTTCCTTTCGTTGGCAGACTAGCTTTCAGTTGAGCGTTGATCGCTGACATGAAGCCGACGAAGGGATCGGCTGAGTAATCATTCTCCCACGCGTCAAAGTACACTACGAAGTGACCTTGATTGCGCAGCATCTTTGCCCACTCACGAAGAAAGTATGTTTTGCCGAGGCCCCATTCTGCGTTTACATTCAAGACAAAGCTCTGGTTTCCCTCAACACTGCCCGCGACTCGATGCCGACCGATGAGGAAGTTAGTTAGAAATTCGGCAGCTTTTTTCCTATCTAACTGATCGTTTGCAAATGGATCGTCAGAAATTACTTGTTGGTCGGCCATTTCTTTATCGGTTATTGAAGAAAAACCCCAAGCCTACACTATCGGCAAAGACTCGCCGATCTGAACAAGTGAACGGCCGTCTCGCGTCGGTATGGCGTCACCCACTTCAGTGGGGCGACCGACCGCGCCTCGGCGATCTTGGCCCGTCCGCCAAAGGTTCGCCCGCGAGATGGTCGAGCGCAGCCGATGAATCTCCCATAGCAATTCGAGCACGATCGGGTGCGGAAATTCATCCCAGATTTGGGCAAGGCGGGCGGCGGTGAGCGGCGGCCGGTCTCGCATGACTGATTTGGGCGTTATACTGTATAAATATACAGTGTAACGCCCAATGCCGACGCTGGAGCACGGCGGGCGGCCTCGATAGGAGGCGTTAGGAGCGGCCGACGTACGTAGAGTGCGAGAAGGGGGCGACCGGGCATCTGCGGAGGCGTGGCGTGACGCGCAGGCCATCAAGCGGCGGCCAGATTCGCCGGGGTGGGGCGCGTGCACGTCCATCCAGCCACCAAAAAACGCAGTCCCCCTCCCCGCCTGCGCGAGTCGAGGACCTCAATTTTCGACGCAAACCGGCAGAACCGCTGGGCTTGTCCCACTGGGGGGGACAGAGCTTAATTAGACCCTGCAGCCTGCTGCAAGATGACGCAAAAAACGCGAACTTTTAATGGGGTCATATCAAAGCCGCGAAAGTGAGTCGGTACACGCGAACAAGTTGTACCTACATGCTGCGAATCAACCCTCTAAGGCTATTTTTCCGTATAATCTTCGGAAAAATAGAGTTATAGGAGGTGGCGTCATGCTTCTTCGTTTCGGTGTTGAGAATCACAAGTCCGTTAGGAACTATCAGCAGATCCTTTTGACAGCGTCTTCTATCAAGGATGACGCAACGCGCCTGCTGCAGTCGAGCGATTCGCGCGTCAAGGTGGTACCGGTTGCGGCAATCTATGGGGCGAACGCCTCGGGCAAAAGTACGCTGCTAGATGCGCTCCGGTTCATGCAATCGGTCGTGAGGTTCAGTCACACCCGCGGCGATGCCACGGGCGGGACCGCCTACGCCCCCTTCGCCCTAGACGAAGTCTCGAGCACGAGACCGTCTCGGTACGATATCGACCTCGAGTTTGACGAGACGAGATTTCACTACGGGTTCATCGTTGACGGGAAAAAGGTCAATGAAGAATGGCTGTTCGCGATACCGCTCAACAAGACGCGGAAATCACGTCAAACATGGTTTCATCGTACGGATGACGGTGAGCCCATTTATTTCGGAAAAGAATTGAAGGGGGAAAATAAGCTAATTGAGAAGATAGTTCGCGCGAACAGCCTATTTTTGTCCGCCGCGGCACAAAATGCGCATCAGCAGCTATCGAAAATTTACGAACTCATTGTTGCAAAAATGGAAGTGCTTTCGACAGATTCTAATGCCGTGATTTTGGGGAGCGCGGTTGCGAAGTTCTTCGATGAGCATAAGGAGTTGGAGGGCGACGCACTGGAATTCCTAAAGGTGGCCGATACGGGTATTTCTAACGTAACGTACGAGGTCATCGAGCAGGATGACCAAACGAAGAATTTCGTTACAGAGTTTCGTACCTTCCTCAAGCGACATTCGATTTCTGCCTTAGATGAAGCAACAGATTTCCCTAGGCGACGAGCCTCATTTACACACAAAGGTGTAGGCGGGAAAGAGTACCGTTTGAAGCTGGATGCCGAGAGTGCCGGGACAAAGGCAATTTTATCCGCAATCGGTCCTATTTTGTCTGCTCTCCGTTCGGGTGGGGTTCTCATAATCGACGAGTTGAGTAATTCTCTCCATCCCTTGATGTCGAGAAAGCTTGTAGGACTATTCGGAGACCAAAAAATCAACGTCGGCGGTGCCCAATTGGTATTCAGTACGCACGATACGAATCTGTTGTGTGACGGTATGTTCCGTAGGGATCAGATTTGGTTTGCAGAGAAAGATCGTGAAGGCGCTACGCATTTCTTTCCTTTGACTGAAATTGACGTTGATAAACGCGATAATCTCGAAAAAGGTTATCTAAATGGTCGCTTCGGCGCTATTCCGTTCTTTTCCAAACCCGATATCAAATGGGAGACGACGGAAGATCTGCCTCTCCTGCGAGGGGAGCATGAGGATGCCTAAGCGACGAGCTGCCCCAGCGGTCCCTTCGATTACACGGCATGGTCCGGTTAGACAGCCGAAAGTTGAGTTTGTGATTGCTTGCGAAGGCGTTTCGACGGAACCGGAATACCTGACAGCATGCACAAACTACTACGGTGTTGGCGCCGTGCGATTGCGCATTCTGAAAGAAAAGGGGGTTCCACTTACCCTAGTGAGACTTGCTATTGATGAGCGCGAGCGGCTAATGGAGGAATACCGGAAGAATCCTGAAAAAATTGGCTATGGATTCGTCGTATGGGCTATCTTTGATCGCGACGAGCATCCGCATTTTGACGAAGCGATCAAGCTTGCAATCGAGCACAAGATCTTGATTGCGGTGTCTACTCCTTGCTTCGAGATTTGGCCTTATCTCCACTACGCCGACTGCAACGCGCACGTCGAACGCGACGTGATGCAGGCAAGACTCGCGGAGATCGCGCCGCCATATCATCACAAAAATAACCCTATTGTCGGTTTCGAGGATTTGGCCGATCGCGTTGACCACGCTGAACGCAGAGCGCGGGAGCTTGAGCGTATGGCGAAGGAGAACGGTATGCCGTACGGGAATCCCACGACCGGTATGCATCATTTTGTTAGAGCGATAATTAACAATGGGCGTCGCCAACCGGACAACGGCTAGATCTCAACGTCAAGCGCGTAAGGGGAGAAGCGAATGATCTCATCGCCAGCCCAATCGTTTAGCGCGAGGAACTGCGCTTGCATGGGAGCGATTTCGTTCCGCCCGAATACCTTCGCTGCCGTGTCCGCCGCCCCGAAGCCGCCGGTATTACTTGGCACAATGCCGAGCAACTGCGGCGGCACGCGATGCGCCGCGAGCAGGTCGTCACGAGTGATGTTCTTGATGTTGAAAAACTCGTCCTTCGCGGCCACTTCCGACACCGGTATGAGCTGCAGGCCGTCTTTTTTGCCGCCCGGCGCGTAATAGAACAGGTTACGGAAATTCCCTGGCCCCTTCGCGTGCTTGAGTGCATCGCGCAACGAATCAACATCATCCTGATTCTGTGCCGGGTCGGTCAGGTACAGGATGAAGCCGGCGTGACTTCCGTTCTCGTAGTAGCGCCGACGAAACAGCGTCGACGACTCGTTCAACCAGGCCGCGTGCAGGGCGCCGAGATATTCGGGCAGGCCATACACCTCCTGGTTCACGTCAGGCTCGACCAAGTGATGTACTGTGCCGGTGTCGAATTCGTGTACAGCCTTCCAGCCGTCCGTTTGGACGTAGCGCAACAGGTCGACGCGCCGCCGCGTGTACTTCGCTGGCACCGCCTCGAATTTCAGCGTCCCGCCGAGCCGATTCGTCTGCCGCTCAATGTATCCATTGCCAAACATGAGGAAGTCGAGCGCCCAGCGTCGAAACGTGTCGCGCGAGAGTAGGGGGTGTGGAATGAACGTCGACGCCAGCACATTGCGCTTGAAGTAGAGCGCGGACGCGTGATGTGTACCGGCCCGGAAGGACTTCGCGAGCCCCGTCCAGCTAATCGGCGGTTCATACCAGCCGTTGACCTCGACCAGCTCAGCGAAATCGAGAAGATCGACGCGGTTGAGCACCGGCATCGGATCGCCGAACGTGAATGCGGTTGCCTGCGGTGCGCGCGATACCTCGGCGACCGGCTCGACGGCGCGCGTGAGCTGTGCGTTGCGTTTGTGTTTCGCGCTCATGCGGAAATCTCCATGAAACCAGAATTGCGGGCCGCCATGCCTTCCAGCGGCTCGTTTGAAATTGCGTGCAGGACCGCCCAAGCGAGGTCAGCGTGTCCCGTTTCCTCATTGCGGCCGGCCTCGTATGTGACCTGCCGCCCGCTCGCCGTTACTGTCTTTTTGATCGCCATGAATGCGGCCGCCATATCGGTCCAGCCCGCGTCAAACTGCAGGCGGGCATTGCCGACGACAGACAGGCCTTTCAGCACGAGCCGGCCTTTCACTTCGGGCGAATAATTGAACGCGACGACGCGCGGGTAGAACTGCTTCACGAGCTGATAGACGCCCTGGCCGATACCCGTCGTGTCGACCGCCATGTACGTGACGTTAAAGCGCTTCGTGATTTCTTCGATGCTCCGCGCTTGCGCCTCGAAGTCCATGCCTCGCCACTGATGCTTTTCCAGCACGCGCAGCGGTCCGCCCTCGACCACCGGCGGCGCGACCACCACGCAGCCCGCCGAGTCCCCTGAAAGGGCCGGGTCGTACCCGACCCACACTGGCCGATAACCGAACGGGCGCGCGAGCAGGGGCTCGAAGTCTTCCCACACTTCCCACGAGTCGACCATGCAACGCTGAAGGTTTGCCAGGCTGAAAATCGACGCAGTATCGTCGATAAACTGGCACATGAGCAGGTTCGCATACTCCTCGGCGCTGTATTCGAGCTGCAGTTCGTGAAGATCGAACAGCGTGCAACCTGCGCGTGCCGCATCCTCGACCGTGACGATCTGCCGCCATTGCCGATCCTCGCAAAGACGGCCGCGCGCAAGTGCCTCGTGCGTTACGTCGAAGTGAACGTGATCGGCTTTCGCGCGGCCGCGGTTGATGTGCTCGCCGCTCCAGAATTTATAGGCCTCGTGCCCGATGCTCGAAGGCGTCGAGAAGTAGGTTTTGCGCCAGTGCTTGTGCATCGCCATGCCTGACGCGACCTTGTTGAGCGCCGTGAATTTCGGCACCCAGAAATACTCATCGAAATAGAAGTTGCCGTGATAGCTCTGCGCCGTGCGCGCGTTCGTGCCGAGAAAGTAGAGAATCGCCTCGTTTGGCAGCACGATCGGGTCACCGGAGAGATCCACGTCGGCGGCCTCGCGTGCAAACTGCGTGATGTACTGCTTGAATACGTGCGCCTGTGCCTTGCTGGCCGACAAGAAAATCTGGTTGCGGCCCGTGTTGAGCGCGTCGACCAGCGCCTCGCGCGCGAAATACCACGTCGCGCCGATCTGCCTCGACTTGAGGACGTTGCGCGTGCGCTGCTCGCCGCTGCGAAACCATACCTTCTGGTAGTCGAATAGCGATTCACGAAACACGTCATTGATCTTTTCGACCTGTTCGTCGCTGAACGCGTTACGCGCGGCCTTTTTCTTCGGCGCTGCATTGCGTGCCTCGATGTTCGGATTCAGGTCCGATTCCCTGCCAGTCTCGCCGTACTTGCGCACACGCGCGATGCGTTCGAGCTGACGCATCAACAGGTCGATTTCCTTGTAGTCGCCTGGGTCTTTCGTTTCTTTCGCGATCAGCGCATTGACACGCATTTCGGTCGTCAGCTCGATCGTGTCGACCGGCGCGGCCTTATCCCAACCGTCGCGCTGCTTCCACGTTTCCACGGTGGAGCGCTTCAGTTCGAGATGACGTGCGATAGACGACACGCGCCACCCTTGCCAGTACAAGGCGCGCGCTGCGTTCTTTGCGTCCGATGCGGGCGCTACGTTGTCGTTCGTCTCAAGCATGGCAGGAGCGTAACGATCTATCACGCGCGCGCGCAGCGTTTGCGTTTGTACCCGGCCAAACCACTGTGGAGCTTGATTGCCCGCCTGCTTTCATCCAGGCAACATTCGATTACAAGATTAAATCAGATGGAGTCCAAATCAGATGAACCGGCAATCGAGCAACACGAATCACGCGAGCACGTCGAAGTGGTTCCGCGTCGCCGTTGAAGGCGCGACGACTGACGGCCGCAGCATCTCGCGCGATTGGATCGCACAGATGGCGAAGAACTACAGCCCGACGCTGTACGGCGCACGTGTGAACCTCGAACACATTCGCGGCGTGTTGCCCGATGGCCCGTTCAATGCATACGGCGACGTTCTCGCACTGGAAGCACGCGACGAAACCGGAGAGTTCTCCGGCAAGCTCGGCCTGTACGCACAGATTTCACCGACGCCCTCGCTCGTGTCCATGACGAAGGCACGCCAAAAGGTGTTCACGTCAATCGAAGTCGACCCGTCGTTTGCCGACACGAAACAGGCCTATCTCGTCGGCCTTGCCGTGACCGACAGCCCCGCGAGCCTCGGCACTGACATTCTGGCTTTCTCGGCCAGTCAGGTGAAGAAGGGCGAAGCCAGCCCGCTCGCCGCGCGCAAGCTAGGCCCCGACAACCTGTTTACCGCTGCCGCCGAGACCGGGATCGAGTTCGAGCTGGCCGGCGAGCCCGCCGTCGGTGCCGCTGCCTCGCTCTTTGCGCGAGTGTCCGAAATCATCGGCCTCGCGAAGAAGAAGGGCGCCGCAGACGACACGCGATTCGCAGATATGACGCAGGCCGTCGAGGCCCTCGCGAACCACGGTCGCGAGCACGCCGAGCGCGTCGCCAGCTTCACCGCGCAGCTCGACGCAGTGCGCGCCGAGCTCGCCACCGAAAAGAAAGCTCGCGAAGCATCCGACCAGGCATTCGCAGACCTGACGGTGAAGCTCTCGATGGAAAGAGCCGGCGGCCAGCGCCCCTCCGTGACCGGGCAAAGCGGCACCATTCAGACCGATTGCTAACCGGCCATTCACTCAACGCCCCCGGAGATAAGACACATGCGTAACGAAACCCGGCTTGCGTTCAACGCCTACACGAAGGCGATTGCGCAGCTCAACGGCGTCCCCGACGCTGGCGAGAAATTCTCTGTCGACCCGTCGGTACAGCAGAAGCTCGAAAGCCGCATCACCGAATCGAGCGCGTTCCTCGGCAAGATCAACGTGATCGGCGTGACCGAGCAGCAAGGCCAGAAGCTCGGCCTCGGCGTGGGCTCGCCGATCGCGAGCACCACCGACACGAGCGCGAAGGAACGCGACACGCGCGATCCGAGCGATCTTGACGCGAATGGCTACGTCTGCACACAGACCAATTTCGACACGCACATTCCGTATGCGCGGCTCGATGCCTGGGCGAAGTTTCAGGATTTCCAGACGCGCATTCGCGATGCGATCGTGCAGCGTCAGGCGCTCGACCGCATTTGTATCGGCTTCAACGGCACGAGCCGCGCCGCCACCTCGGATCGCAACGCCAATCCGCTGCTGCAGGACGTGAACAAAGGCTGGCTGCAGAAGTACCGCGAACAAGCCGTCGAGCGCGTGCTCAAGGAGGTCGTGAAGGCCTCGGGAAAAGTTGTCGTGGGCGCCGGCGGCGATTACAAGACGCTCGACGCGCTCGTGTATGACGTGCTTTCGAATCTCGTCGATCCGTGGTATCGCGACGACACCGGCCTCGTCGTGATCTGCGGCCGTGGCCTACTGCATGACAAGTATTTCCCGATCCTGAACACGCAGCAGGCGCCGACCGAACAGCTCGCGGCCGACATGATTGTGAGCCAAAAGCGAATCGGCGGCCTTCCGGCGGTTTCGGTTCCGTACTTCCCGGCCAACGCACTGATGGTCCAGCGCCTCGATCACCTGTCGATCTACTATCAGGAAGGCGGTCGCCGCCGTGCCGTGATCGACAACCCGAAGCGTGACCGGATCGAGAATTATGAATCCTCGAACGACTCGTATGTCGTCGAAGACTTCGGTTCGGGCTGCGTGGTCGAAAACATCGAAATCGCACAGGGCTGACGATGACGAGCCCCGCACGACGCCATTTCGAGCAGGCGCGGGCCGAGAAGGAAGCGGCCAGCGCCGGGCCGGGCCAGCAGCTCGCCGGCGCGAGCCACTACGAGCTGATGCTCGTCAAGCTCGCGGCCGACAGGCGACGCCTTAAGGCTGTCCAGTCTGTCGCACGCAAGGTCGAAGTCAAACGCGAGGTGCTGCCCGAATACGTCAGCTATGTCGCTGGCGCGCTCGAAGGCGGGCGGGGCGCCCAGGACGATGTACTGATGACGGTCATGATCTGGCGCATCGACGCGGGCGACTACGCCGGCGCGCTGGAGATTGCCCGGTACGCGCTGCGCCACGGCCTCACGCTGCCGAACCATTACGAGCGCTCGACGGCCGCGGCAATCACCGAGGAATTCTCCGACGCCGCGCTTACTGCACTACGCGACGGCGGTACGTTCGACGCTGACCAGCTCAACGAAGTGCGCGAGCTGACCGAACCGGTCGACATGCACGACCAGATCCGCGCCAAGCTGCACAAGGCGCTCGGCCTCGCTGCCATGAAGCTGATCGGCGACGACCAGCTCGACGACACCTACGATTGGGCGCGCGCGTCGCAGGCCGTCCAGAACCTTCAAACGTCGCTGCGGCTCGATGCCCGCGCCGGCGTGAAACAGAACATCACTCGGCTCGAAAAGCTGCTGAGTGATGCGGAAGGCCGCCGCAAGGCCTCCCGCACGTAAAGAGCCCCCCCGGCAATGGCGGCACCGGCGTTCTTTCCCAACACCTGACGGCAACGGGATTCGAACGCCGGTCCACCGCCACCTATTCAAAGCCCCGTCATGAGTAGCTTTCTCGCCACCGCAGACACGACCATCGGCAGCGCGCCGGCACCGGCAACCACGCTCGAAAACGACGGATGGTTTCCCAATATCGAGCTCGCCGACCTGCGCGAGGAAACGCGCCTTGATGGCACCGTGACCGATACGCGCCTGCGCTCGGCCGCGCTCGATGCGATGGCGAGCTGTAACGCCGAGTTGCGCGCATGGCAGACCGCCCAGCTCGCCGACGGCCATGCCGACCTCGCGAGCGTGCCGGCGCCGCAGCTCGGCGGCAAGAGTACGCACGTCATCCGCTATCGGCGCGCAATTTACAACCTCGTGCGCGCGGACCTCACCGAGCAATACCGGGGCTATGACTCGACGAAATCGGGCGGCCAGGCGGCCGAAGCCCTGGAAAGAACGATCTGCGAAGCGCGGCGCAACGTCCGCATCGCACTCGCCGACATTCGCGGCATCCGTCGCACGACGGTCGAGCTGATCTGATGAAAGTCACCGCCCAGCAAGGCGACACCGTGGATCTGCTCTGCTGGCGTCACTACGGTCGCACGGACGGCACCGTAGAGGCGGTACTCGAAGCCAATGCGGGCCTTGCCGACCTCGGCCCCGTGCTGCCGATCGGCACCGTTCTTGATCTGCCCGAGCTCGACACCGTGCAGACCAGCGCGCCACTACTGCAACTGTTTGACTGACTCTGGAGCCGACCGCATGGCCGAACCGAACACCACTACCGCAGCAGCGCTATCCGCCGCGATCGGCTTGGCCGGCCTCGCACCGGGCATCGACGGCAACGCCCTGATCGGGGCTTTCACGGGCGCCGCGCTCGTCGTCGTTACGTCGAAAAACCTCGGCGTTCTCACACGCCTCGCGTATCTGCTCATCTCGCTCGTGATGGGCTATCTCGCCGCGCCTGAAATCGTCAATTCGACGCCGATCCGGTCAACTGGCGTGGCGGCATTCTTCGCGGCCGCGCTCGTTATCACCGTGACGCTGCAACTGATCGAGCGCATCAAGGGTATCGACCTGCTTTCGATCCTGAAGGGGGGCCGCTGACATGCACGCCGCTCTCGCCTATGTCGCGCTCGCCGCGCAGCTCGCGGCCGTCGTCTGCCTGCTCGTGTACCGGCGCAACGGCGCGCGCCACCGCAGCCACGTTTCATGGCTCGCGTGGCTGCTCGTCGTCATCATGGGCGGCTCGTCGATCGAGCTCGCATTGCACGCAAGGCACATCGGCCTTTTCGAAGCTGGCAAGGCGATTTTGCTGGCCGTGTTCGTGTTCGGCTCGCGTGGCAACGTCGCGCGACTACTTCGGAGTGAATCCGCATGAAAACCCATTTTCTCGGCGACCGCGGCGCCGACGTTGGCCTGCTGCAAACGCGCCTGATCCGCGCCGGCTATCGGCTCACCGTCTCGCACTTCTACGACGCAGCAACCGAAAGCGCCGTTCGGGCGCTGCAGATTAAAACCGGCCTTGTCGACGACGGCATCGCCGGCCCGAAAACCTATGCCGTGCTCGCCACCGGCCAGCGCGACCCGAAGCACCTCGCCGACGCCGACCTCATACGCGCGGCCGACATACTCGGCGTGCCGCTCGCCTGCGTGCGTGCCGTGAACGAAGTCGAATCGACGGGCTCGGGCTATCTCCTCGACGGCCGGCCGAAAATCCTGTTCGAGCGTCACGTCTTCTGGCGCCGGCTGAAGGCGCGCGGCATCGATCCGGCACCGCTCGCCGCGAAATACCCGAACGTCGTCTCTCAGGTGTACGGCGGATATCAGGGCGGGGCGGCCGAATACACGCGCCTCGCGACGGCCGAGCTGATCGACCCGGCGGCCGCATACGAGTCGGCGAGCTGGGGCGCGTTTCAGGTGATGGGCGAGAACTGGCAACGCCTGGGCTATGCCAGCGCTGACGACTTTGTAAGCCGCATGGAAAACAGCGAAGCCGACCAGCTCGACGGGTTTGTGCGCTATGTGGTGGCCGACAGCGGGCTCGTCGCAGCGCTGAAGGGCCGGAAGTGGGCGACATTCGCCAAGGGCTACAACGGCCCGGATTACGCGCGCAACCTGTACGACGTGAAGCTCGCGCGGGCATATGAAAAGTATGCCGAGCGCGAAAAGGCGGCCGCATGAGCCTCGCCGCAAAACTCGCCGCCGGCGCGCTCGTGCTGCTCGCGATCGCCGCCGGCACGTTTTATGTGCGCGAGCTGCTCACCGAGCTCGCCGAGCGCACGCACGAGCTCGACGACGCAAACAAGGGCATCGAAAGCCGCGACGCCACTATCAAGCGCCTGCGTGATGACGCCGAGGACAAGGCGAAGCAACAGCGCCAGCTCGACCAGACGCGCGCCAGCGTCGCCGCGCAGCTCACCGACGTACTGCAGGAAAACCGGAGACTCAGGGATGAAAATGCGTCTGTTCGCGAGTGGTCTGATACTGCTCTGCCTTTCGACGTTGCCCGCTTGCACAACACCCCCGCCGCAACCGGCGCCGCAGATTACCGTGCAGGAATGCCAGTCAGTGAGCCGCTGTACGTTCCCGGCGATGGCGCCCCGCAGTAACGGCGAGCTCGACGACGCGCTGCACATCGCGCGCGCCGCATGGGCCTCGTGCGCGGCGATCGTCGACATGACTTTTGATTGCCAGGCGAAGAAAGGGCAGGGGATCACCACGCATGATTAAGCCCGCGAGCCTGCGCGCCGCGATCGTGAAAGCTATCCCGGCGCTCGCGACCGACCCCGACAAACTGACCGTAATGATCGACGCGGGCTCGATCGCCGCGACTGGCGCGCTATCGCTTTCGTTCGAGTATCGGTACACCTGCAATGCGATCCTGCTGGACTTCGCAGGCGACGCCGATGCACTTTTCATCGCCCTCGTGGAATGGGTGCGGAAATACCAGCCCGATCTCGTGCTGAATCCCGACGAGCGGGGGAACGGCATCACCTACGAAGTCGATATACTCGACAACGCGACGGTCGACGTTTCGGTAAAGATTCAGCTTACCGAGAGCGTAGTCGTGAAAGACAACGCGGACGGCACGCGCACGGTGAAGCACGTCGACGACTCCAGCGTGCCGCCATTCGGCTACACGAACGTCGCCGAGCCCGCCTGCGACCCGGACGCCATTATTGCGAAGAGCATGCGCGACGGCGACCAGGTGCAGGTATGGCCGTAACCGAAGATCTGCACGCGCTCGACAAGTGGGCCGGCGCGCTGCTCGCGCAGCTCGCGCCGGCCGCGCGCCGCAAAGTCATGCTCGACGTAGCGCGCGATCTGCGCCGCAGTCAGCAGGCCCGCATTGCCGCGCAGCAGAACCCGGACGGCACCGCCTACGTGCCGCGAAAGAAGAAGGGCGGAAAGAACCTGCGCGGCAAGCGCGGCCGCATCAAGCGCGCCACGATGTTCACGAAGCTGCGAACGGCACGCTATCTGCGCACCGAGGCGACGCCTGAAGGCCTCGAAATCGGCTTTGCGGGCCGCGTCGCACGCATCGCGCGCATTCACCAACTCGGCGAGCGCGCGCCCGTTGAACCGGGTGGCGCGCAGGCGCAATATCCCGCGCGCGTGCTGCTCGGCTTTACCGATGCCGAGCGTGAGCTGATACGTGACAAGCTGATCGCACACGTCACACTTGGCTAGTAGACGCACATTTGCCGGCACTTGAGCATCCTTAGTCGAACCGCTGGACATAGCGAACGCAATCGTTTTACCTGTGTTTGGCTTAGTCGGTGGAAAGGCCGGCGGGACATAGCATAGGAGCGACGCTATCTGAACCCTTCCGTAGTCCGATACGCATAAATCGTCTATGAATGGAGTATTTAAAATATATTCAAATGAAATTGAAATGCTTGGTAATGATTTCGTTTGAATTTTTTTAAATCTTGCCTCTTTGATATTTTGTGCTATTACACATAAATATGTCAGCGATAAGTTCCGCCATTCCAGCAAAACGTTAATAATCAAAAAGTGGAGCAATCATGGAGACCATCGGTTATTTGGCAATCACGTTAGTTATCTTGTTCCTGGGCGGTCAATCAGGCGAAGTGCTAGCACAGCCGGCTAGCGTTAAAGACTGCTCTTACGTTCTAAAGTCAAAAGATTATTATTCGTATGCAGAAAAAAATAATCTCCAGGCTGACTATTTAAGGTCAATCGATTCGGAGACGTGGGAGGAAATGAAGCACGATAATAGCTTTAGTGCCTTCGGGATATTTTCCGGAGGGCTATTTTCATTAAATGACGATTACAATCAATTTGACAACAAGCGGGCGAAATATCTGGAAAGCATCCACTACAACAGGACGGAGAGCGAGGCGAAGAATATATTGCAAATCACAACATCTCCCCGGACCTATTCTGCGTATGCAGAATGTCTACAGCATATTAGCCAGTCAGGACTGATTGCATACGTGGACAAGGAGGATGCATCAACTCTAGAGTTGAATGTTCTCTATAAAAATCCGGCAGGTGTCGCCAGCATGTCTATAGACGGATTCGTAAGTGGCGGAAGCGTGGCAGGAGCTCCTGCGGGACATTTATGGGACGATCAACATAAGGTTTGGGGTGTAAATCAAGCTAGGGTGCTTACTATTTCTCGTTCGCCGGGTTCGTCAGAGACCACGATAATAATTGCGCCTGCTGATGGTTCGCAGCCGTTTTCGAAACATTACTATCGCGCGGACGGAACTCTATCTCTGGAATACGTCGGAACTACATCTGTGCTGTTAGTCTCAAACATGCGAGTTTTGGTAAAGGGCACACCCAACAACGACAAGAATAAAGGAACATGCCCAAATATGGTGGGCCATGCGGACGGGAAATGGTGCCAATCCAAAACACCCCTGACCGCTTCGACAACTCCACCGAATTTTTTTAAAAACGCTCGCGTTAGCTGCGAAGGATTCGGTTGTGGATGGATAAACATTCCGCCCGCGTCTATCGATCCAACCGGAACCACAGCCAGCGGCAGCATCATTAACTGGGGGCCACCCGCTCAAGCTGTACTACTTGTCGACCAATACGAAAATTTGAGCAAAGATCAGTGTGGTGGGGATGGGCCGATTCCTGTTATTTACGGTCAAACCGTGCTTTTCACGTCGTCCAAACAATGTTTACCGATAGCGACGATTCAATCAAATTCCCTAATTGACCAATCATCCGCGGTGGTAAAGTTTGGACAAACTGACGGGAAAATCGTAACCCAATCACAGCTTGACACTGGGGACTCCATAGTAGCGAGCTATAAATTGACGCCATAGCTCGCAAGAACGAATTGGTTGTTCTGGTAACTCGATGGACGCTGATGTCGCCAAATACCGTACCCGGTGTTGCATGGAGCGAAGCAGCGGCCAGCATTTCTGCATATTGTCTGTACCCAGACCTATGACATATGCCACCGCTCGCTCTACGCGCGAGCGGCCGGCAACATGGGTGGTATGGATGCCAACGAATTTCGCCGCCTCATCGTCAACCTGATCCGCAAAGGGTCTGTGTCCGACGTCGACCTGACGAGCAACCCGCCGACGTGCAGGGTTTCCGTGGGCGATCCTGACAACGCCGACAATCCCGGCCTTGTGACGAACTGGATTCCGTTCCTCACGCTGCGCGCGGGCACCACACGCGAATGGAACCCGCTCACGAAGGGCGAAAAGGTTGTGCTTCTCTGCCCGATGGGCGACCCCGCGCAGGGCGTCGCGCTCGCCGGCCTGAATGACGAAAACGCACCGGCACCGAGCAACAGCCCCGACAAGCACATGCGCGTCTACCCGGACGGCGCGGCGATCGAATACGACCACGCCGCGCACGCACTCACCGCGACGCTGCCGGCCGGCGCAACCGTGCTGATCGTCGCACCGGGCGCCGTCAACGTGCAGACGAAGCAGGCGAACGTGCAGGCCGAAACGATCCTGCTCGATGCCAAGCAAACCACCGTCACGGGCGCGATGCTCGTCAAGGGCGCATTCGAATTCCAGTCAGGCATGACGGGCTCGGCCGGCGCAAGCGGCGGCTCGACCATGAAGATCAACGGCGCCGCCGACTTTACGGGCGAAGTGAAATCGCAGGGCATCAGCCTGCCGAAGCACACGCACCGCGAACAGGGCGACGGCCAACTCGTGAGTGCCCCGCAATGAAAGGTCTGAACGTCACCACGGGCCGCGCAATCAGCGGCCTCGATCACCTGTATCAGTCTATCGGCCAAATCCTGACGACACCGCTCGCGTCGCGCGTGAAGCGCCGGCCGTTCGGTTCGGACATTCCCGATCTGATCGACGCACCGAACAACGGCGCAACGCGTACGCGCGTGTACGCCGCGATCGCAACCGCGCTGATGCGATGGGAGCCTCGCCTCACGCTTACGCGCGTGCAGCTCGCGACGGATAGCAACGAAGCCGGCCAGGGCGTGCAGGTCGTCGACATTGAAGGCACGACCACCGAAACCGGCGAAGACGTCAAGGCGAGCGTAGCGATTACGAACGGGGGGGCAGCATGAGCGCGACGCCGATCGATCTTTCGCAGCTCCCCGTCCCCGATATCGTCGAAGTGATCGACTATGAGACGCTGCTCGCCGAACGCAAGGCGCGGCTCGTGTCGCTCTATCCGGTCGACGAACAGGCCGAAGTCGCCGCGACCCTTGAGCTCGAATCCGAGCCGATGGCGAAGCTCCTGCAGGAGAACGCCTATCGTGAAGTTGTGCTGCGCCAGCGAGTGAACGACGCCTCGCGCGCCGTGATGCTGGCGTACGCCAAGGGCGCCGACCTCGAACAGCTCGCCGCATTTTTCGAGCTCAAGCGTCTCACGATCACACCGGCCGACCCGACGACCGGCGCAGCGGCCGTCATGGAAGAGGACACGGACCTGCGCTATCGCACGCAGCTCGCGCCGCAGAGCCTTTCCGTCGCCGGTCCAGAAGGCGCCTACATCGCCCACGCCCGCAATGCAGACGGCCGCGTGCTCGACGCCTCGGCTGTCAGCCCCTCGCCGTGTCAAGTGCTCGTCACCGTGCTTTCACGAATCGGCGACGGTACGGTGCAGGCGAGCGACGGCATTCTCGACGCAGTGCGCGCCGCGCTCTCGAAAGACGACGTGCGCCCGCTCACCGATGAAGTGCTCGTGCAGGGCGCGCAAATCAACCGTTATGCCGTCGACGCCACGCTGATTTTCTTCGCCGGCCCCGATCGATCTGTCGTGCTCGCACAGTCGCAGAAGGCCGTAAAGAAGTACACCGACGACATGCACCGGCTCGGAATGGAAATCACGCGAGACGGCGTCTTTGCGGCCGCGCGCCAGCCTGGCGTGCAGAAGGTAATTCTTCGCAGCCCTGCCGCCGATATGCCGTCGACGAAGCAACAGGCGCCGTACTGCACGAGTATCAACGTGATCGACGGCGGGGTGTACAGCAATGAGTAATCTGCTCCCGCCGAACGCGAGCAAGCACGAGCGCAACGTCGCCGCGACGAACGCGGCAATCAGCGATATCGACGTGCCGCTGCGCGAGCTGATGAACCCGGACACGATCCGGCTCGACCTGCTGCCGTGGCTCGCATGGCAGCTCGGCGTTGATACGTGGAAGGACTACTGGCCCGAGAGCGTGAAGCGCGATCGCGTCAAGAAAGCGATTCCGATCGCGCGCAAGAAAGGCACCGCGGCCGCCGTGCGCGAAGTTGTCGCGACGTTCGGCGCGAATCTCGTGCTGCGCGAGTGGTTCGAAAAAACGCCTCGCGGCACGCCTGGCACGTTCGACATTGTGATGACCGTCACCGGCCGCAACGGCGAGCCCGCGACGGCCGAATACGTCGCCGACATCATCGCGGAAATTGAGCGCACGAAGCCCGTGAAAGCTCACTACACATTCACGCAAGGCTATTCCATGCAGGGGCGCATTGGCGTCGCGGGCGCAGCGCGGCCGGCCCTGTATCGCCGCCTGACACTCTCGGATATCTGACAATGGCCGGAACCCTTATCACGATTTCAGACGCGTTTCGCGCGGCTCTCGTCGCACCAGGCAACACCGGGACGAACGCCCACAAGGTCACGAAAATCGGCCTGTGTACCGCTGCATTCGACGCGACAAACAAGAAGCTGATGGCACTTCCGAACGAGCGGAAGCGTATCGACACGTTCGGCGGCCAGAACATCGACGCCGACACGATTCACGTCACGCTGACGGACAACACGGCCGACCAGTTCACGCTTTGGGGTTTCGGGTTCTATCTCGAAGACGGCACGCTGGCCGCGTACTACAGCCAGAAGGCCGCAGACGGCCCGATCATGGAGAAGTCACCGGCGGCTCAACTGCTGCTGTCCGTCGACGTTGTATTCGCCTCGATCGACGCGGCGACGCTCTCTTTCCCGCCGGCCTCGTTCCTCAATCCGCCGTCAACCGAACAGGTGCAGGGCGTGATCGAGCTCGCCACGCAGGCCGAAACCGATGCCGGCACCGATGATCTGCGCGCCGTCACGCCGAAGAAGGCGGCTGCCCGCTATGCACCATTCAACCGGCCGACCCTCACCGGCCCAGTGACCGTCACGGGAACGCCTACCACGAACGAGGGGCACATCGCGCTGAAACCGCCATCGGGCGCACTGAGCCGTGAATCGAAGCTGCGCTTTCATGGCACTTTCAGCGGCTCGTCAACCGATACGGGCGTGCGTCATGTTGCGTCGATTCGCGGGGGCTTTGATAGCGGCGCGTGGGGCCGCGAATACCTCGACTTCTATCTCAACAGCGCAAACAACGACAACGATAGCGACGCGAATCAGTCTCGCGCCATGCGTCTTTCGTACGGCGGCCGGGTAATGATCGGAACCACCGCCGACGATGGCTCGAACGCCCTTCAGGTTGCAGGAAATTTGCGTGCCGCAAATTTTTTCGTCAACGGACAGACTGTCACTGATGGCGGCACCTTCGGCTTTGGGAATGCCAATGGTCCAGCCGTCGTCGTTAATGGTAATAGCGCCGCTGGCGCCGCTGGCGCGCTCGTTACCAAGACGGCCGGAACAGAGCGCATGCGCGTCAACGCTGCGGGGCGTGTCCTTATGGGCACCACGACGGATGATGGCGCGAGCCTGTTGCAGGTAGCTGGCAATGTCGCAGTTACTGGCAGTCAGACGGTTACAAGTCCGGTCAATAATACGGTCGGTTCGCTTGCGGCTAGCGCTTATGCGGGCGGCCTTTCCATCGAAGCGTTCAACGTCGGGAACACGGCGAAGAAGAACGTTGCGCTGGCACCGTGGGGTGGCCGTGTCCTGGTCGGCACGACGACCGATGATGGCGGATCGGCGCTACAGGTCAATGGCCGTATCTATGGAACAAACAACGCCGACGGCAACCCCGGTCTTTTCCTGCAAGGCCCGCAAGGCTTCGCAGCCGGACTCCACCTGATTAACACGACCCCAACGACGGGCCGGAAGTGGAGCATGTATTCGAGCGCGGCGGGCAACCTCACCTTCGGAGACGAGACGGCGGCCGCATCGCGACTCGCTATCCTCGGTGGTAATGGCCGCGTGCTGGTCGGGACCGTGAGTGACGACGGCAGCAGCAGGCTCCAGGTGAACGGCGACTCCCGCACCTATGGCGTGCATAGGTCAGGCGCTGCAGGCACCGTCACGGCTTGGGTTTCGGCTGACGCGAACTACGGCTATTTCCGCACCGCAGGCCACGCGACGGTTGGTTCCGAGAAGGCAGACGGCTACACCGACCTTGTCGCAGGCAACGTCGCACGCGTGCGCGTGTTGGCGTCCGGACGTGTGCTGATGGGGCAGACCGCGACCGACGACGGTTCTAGCGCATTGCAGGTCACTGGCACCATCAAGGGTATCGCTGGGGTGCGTGCATTGCAGGCGTCGAATGGCAGTGGAACCGGGCAAACGAGCATCACGCTCACTCGCGAAGGCGCAGCGGCTGACACCAAAGTGTGGGAAGTTCTGAGCGGTGGCGACAATGCCCTGTCGATTCGGGCAGTCAACGACGCATATAGCGGGTCAACGTTCGCAATGGCGATTACGCGTCCCAGTGGCATTGGCCTCGGGGCGATGCAGCTGATGCCGGATCAAGGGAATGTCCTGGTCGGGAAATCCACGGATACGGGAGGAGACCGCCTCCAAGTCGCAGGCACCGCCGATTTTTCCGGCGGCTACATCAAGATCAACCGCAGCAATGGCGAAGGTCAGGTTTGGCTTGGCAAGAACGACGGCTACATGTTCGCCAATGCCAACGAGATGGGCTGGTATTCGCCCACGCAGGGGAAATGGTCGTACGATTTCGCCAAGCGCAATCTGATGGTCGCCACGTATCCCGTATGGCACTCGGGCAATCTCACGCCGCTTGACAAGAATTCTGGGGGGCAGGTCAATGGCACTCTCACACTGTATGGCTCAGGCGACTATGGCAGCGCGCTAATCTTCAACGCAAATGGCTACGCCCCGCGCATTCAGGCACAAGCATCTACCGGCATGGTGATGGTGACCAATGGGGCGAATACTTTTTCCAACCTTCTCGTGTGGGATGGCGGCCAGGTAGCCGTTTCGCGTACGGGTGCAAATCTGCTCGTAGGCGGAACGACGGCTGCGGGCGGCAGCAATGCAACCATCGCGCCGGACGGGAACGTCTGGGGAACGCAGTGGGGTAGCAAGTGGCTGCGGCAATTCCTCGACGAAACCTTCGTCCATAAAGTCGGCGATACGATGACCAATTCGCTGACTCTCACTGGCGGGTCGGTCACTGCCCAGAGTGGCAACGACTACAACGGCTATAGCGGCACGGTTGGTCCGGGGTGGATCAAACTCGCCGAGTACAACTACGGCGGGTACATTGATTTTGCGGGGGCGCGTTCACAGGACTTCGTATGGCGTATCCACTACAACCGAAGCACACTTAACGGCAGTGGCGACGGCAACCTCCAGTTCTTCTGCAATGGGCAGGGAAATGTCCAGTTTAGTGGCGATTCGAACATCTACTGCGATGGTCGTGGCTGGGTATGGGACAACATCACAGATGCCAAGAATCGCGGCAACAATGCCCAGAACACGGCAAATGATGCGTGGAACAAGGCAAATGACGCGCAGGTAAACCGGGCCGACCGCAATGCGAATTGCCAGTGGAACACGGGCATTGTTGAATTCGGCCCTGCTGCGGTCGGTCAGTCCATAGACGTCAATGCCCCTTATGTCATGGTCGGCCTTCGGACCACTAATGATGGTAACAGTGTGCCGAACCGGTTCTATCCGCGCGCCGTCATATTGCGCAACAACTAAGGAATTCAAATGAATTTCAAGAAGTATTGCCATGAGCACATGATCGCGGTTATCGCGACGAACTATCCCGGCCTCGTGCATGGGAAGGACTTTCTCGTTGCGCAGCCCGTTGGCGTGGACGGCGGCCTGACGGACAAGCCATTCATCGCGGCATGGTACGCCGAGGAGATTCGCCCGACGGACGATGAACTGCATGCGATGTTCGATGCCGACGAGGAAGCCTATCGGGCCGCCCATATACGCAGCTATCGCGATGAAGCACTACGCGTCACGGACGGAAAGGCGAATGCCCCCACAGATGCACCTCCCTCCGTGGCGGCCCAGTCCGAAGCATGGCGCACGTATCGCCAGGCGCTCCGCGATCTTCCTGCGCAGCCGGGTTTCCCCAATACGGTGACGTGGCCGGAAATTCCCCAGTAAGTAGCAGTCCACACACCGTGTAACGATGTTTAATCAACCCCATCCGACAGGAACCTAGAAAATGGCACTCAAGAAAGAGATCCTCGTAGCAGCGAATGGCGCACCAGCAGAGATTCACCGCATCGACAGCATCACGATCAATAAGCTCTCGAAAACGGCAACGGTGAGCCTTTCGAGCTTCTATAACGAGGCGGCGCTCACCCAAGGTTTGAACCCGCTGGCACAGGTTACGGTGCAGCTCGACGGCAACCCGGCGAATGGGCAAGACGTGACTGACTTCGCCGAGCAATCACTTGTCGCGGCGCCCCCGGATGGCGTGACGGTCGATCTGGTTATCCACCCTTACAACACAGACCGCTACGTCTTCGCCGGCGCAGAAACCATCGACGTGTAAGTCACGGGCAACGCCATTTATTCGGGCGGTGCAACACCAGAATACCTATCGGGCAACGTCCCGTTTCCTCTCACCACAGGAGTTCACCACATGCCGCAGGACTATCACCACGGCGTACGCGTCACCGAGATCAATGAAGGGACGCGCCCGATCCGCTCTGTCTCGACCGCGATCGTTGGAATCGTGTGTACGGCCGAAGACGCCGACGCGACCACGTTCCCGCTCGATACGCCGGTGCTCATCACGAACGTTGTCTCGGCGCTCGGCAAGGCCGGCAAATCCGGCACGCTCTACAAGACGCTCGACGCGATCGGCAAGCAGACGAAGCCGATCACCGTCGTCGTGCGCGTCGCCGAAGGCAAGGACGAAGCCGAGACGACGAGCAACGTTATCGGGACCGTGACCCCGGGCGGCAAATATACGGGCATGAAGGCGCTGCTCGCGGCACAGGCAAAGCTCGGCGTGAAGCCGCGCATTCTCGCCGCGCCTAACCTCGATTCGCAGGCCGTCGCGACCGCGCTCGCCAGCACCGCACAATCGCTGCGCGGCATAGCCTACGTGTACGCCTACGGCGCCAAGACGAAGGAAGAGGCGACGACCTACCGCAAGCAGTTCAGCCAGCGCGAAGTTATGGTGATCTGGCCGAATTTCCTCGCATGGGACGATGCAACCAATGCAACGGTCGAAGTCCCGGCGACGGCCTACGCCGTGGGCCTGCGTGCAAAGATCGACAACGAAACCGGCTGGCACAAGACGATTTCGAATGTCGGCGTGAACGGCGTCACGGGTATCAGCCAGGACGTTTTCTGGGACCTGCAAGACCCTGCAACCGATGCGGGCTATCTCAACGAAGCCGACGTGACAACCCTTATCAACCGCGATGGCTTTCGCTTCTGGGGCTCGCGCACCTGTTCCGACGATCCGCTGTTCATGTTCGAGAACTACACGCGCACCGCGCAGGTTATCGCCGACTCGATCGCCGACGCGCAGATGCCCGTCGTCGACGGCCCGCTCAATCCATCGCTGCCGCGCGACATCATCGAAGGCATTAACCGATGGTTCCGCGAGCAAACGAGCAACGGTTATCTGATCGGCGGCGGCTCGTGGTGGGACCCGGAGCCGAACACCCAGGACGTGCTCAAGGCCGGCAAGGCGTACATCGATTACGACTATACGCCCGTGCCGCCCCTCGAAAACCTGATGCTGCGCCAGCGCATCACCGACCGCTATCTCGCCGACTTCGCGACCCGCATCACGGCGTAACGGCCCAACACAGGAGCAAACGCAATGGCTCTCCCGAGCAAATTGAAGGGGTTCAACCTCTTTCACAACGGCGAAAACTTCGCCGGCAAGATCGCCGAAGTCACGCTGCCGAAGCTGACCCGCAAGATGGAGGATTACCAGGGCGGCGGCATGAGCGGCCCGATCAAGGTCGATTTCGGCCAGGAAGGCATTCAGATGGAGTGGACCGGCGCCGGCTTCCTGAAATCTGTCCTGCAGTCCTACGGCGCCCTGAAGCACGACGGCGTGCTGCTGCGCTTCGCCGGCGGCTATCAGGCCGAAGACTCGACCTCGTTCGACTCGATCGAGATTGTCGTGCGCGGCCGTCACATGGAAATCGACCCCGGCACCGCGAAGGCGAAGGAAGACACCGCTTTCAAGGTTACGACCGTGGCGAGCTATTACAAGCTCACCGTGAACGGCGAGACGATCATCGAAATCGACTTCGTGAACATGATCGAGAACATCAACGGAACCGATTTGCTGCAGGCGCTTCGCACGGCGATCGGCCTGTAATCCCCCGACGCGGCCCGTAGCGGGCCGCCATACCGCTCAAACCACCTTTCCCATACCCGAACCATGAAACCCAACGACCAAGCCCATAGTGCCCCGGAAACCACCGCCCTCGACGCCATCGACCCGAACACGCACACGCTCGACACGCCGCTCGTGCGCGGCAGCCAGACCATCGACAAGATCACGCTTCGCAAACCGCGCTCGGGCGAGCTGCGTGGCGTCTCGCTCTCCGACCTCGTGAGCCTCGATGTTGTCGCGCTCTCAAAGGTGCTGCCGCGCATCACCACGCCCACGCTCACCGAGCACGACGTTGCGAACATCGACCCGGCCGACCTCGTGCAACTCGGGGGCATCTTTGCCGGTTTTTTGATGCCGAAGGCAGTGAAAGCGAGCATAGCCTCCCTGACCGCGTAGAAGATGCGATGGCCGATATCGCGACGGTCTTCGGCGGGTGGACGCCCGCCGTAATGGACGATTTCGGCCTGGCCGAACTGATGGACTGGCGCGAGCGTGCGCGCGTGAGAAGCGGATACGGAAACGATGGATAACGCCCTGAAACTTCGCGTGATGTTCGATGCGATCGACAACATCACGAAGCCCCTGAAAAACATCCTCGCCGGTAACAAGGGGCTCGCCGGCTCGCTCAAGGAAACCCGGCGCGAGCTGGCCGAGATGGGCAAGACACAGAAAGCCGTCGGCGAGTTTCGCGACATGCGAAGCGGGCTCACCTCGACCGCTTCGCAGCTCAAGGCCGCGCGCGGCCGCGTGAATGTGCTGGCCGCCGGAATTCGTGAAGTCGGCACGCCAACGCGCGCCATGAGTACGGAATTCGAACGGGCCAAGCAGGCGGCCGCGCGCCTGAAGACCGAGCACGCAAGCCAAACCGCACGCGTGCGCGAGTTGCGCGACCAGCTCGCCGGCGTCGGCATCAACACGCGCAACCTCGCGCAGCACGAGCGCGACCTTCGCGGCAACATCGCAGCCACCACGGCAACGATGAAAGGCCAGATGGCGCAGCTCGAAGCGCTCGGCGATCGCGAGAAGCGCGTCGCGACCGCGCGCAGGAGCATGGAGAAAATGCAGGGCGTCGCCGCAGGGATGGCCGTAGGCGGCTATGCGGCGCGCTCGACCGGCACGCACATTTTCGGCGACCTGCGCGAATCGCTCGACGAGTCGAAAGAGTTCGAGCGCGAAGCCATGCGAATCAAGGCGCTCGGCCTGGGCGATCACGCGTCGGCCGACGCCGTGAAGTATGCCCGCGCGATGAAGCAGTACGGCGTCGCGACGACCGACAACGTGCTCATGATGCGCGACGCCCTGAGTATCTTTGCCGACGAGCACCACGCGCAAATGGTGATGCCGACGCTCTCGAAAATGAAGTTCGCCAACGAAGCCATGTACGGCGGCGAAGACGCGCACGCGAACGAAGAAAAGTTCATGAACATGCTCAAGGTGATCGAGCTGCGCGGCGGCACCAAGGACGAAGCGACGTTCAAGGACGAAGCGAACATGGTTCAAAAGGTGCTCACCGCAACCGGCGGGCGCGTGGGCGGCGACGAGTGGCGCAACTTTATCCAGACGGGCGGCGTCGCGGCGAAGCAACTGCGCAAGGACGCGTTTTATTACCAGATGGAACCGCTCATTCAGGAAATGGGCGGGCACGCTGTCGGCACGGGCCTGATGTCCGCTTACAGCAACGTGTATCAAGGCAAGACGACCGTGCGCGCCGCCAAGCAGATGATGGCGCTCGGCCTGCTCGATCCGAAGATGGTCGAATACACGAAGATCGGCACGATCAAGCAGGTCAAACCGGGCGCGCTTGCCGGCGGCGACCAGCTCAAGGCCTCGCCGCTCGAATGGCTCGAAAAGGTGCTGCTGCCGAAGCTGGCCGCGAAGGGGATCACCGACCCGGACAAGGTAAAGGACATGATCTCTACGATCTTTACCAACCGGACGGCCGCGAACCTGTTCACGACCATGTACATGCAGAGCGCGCAGATTCACAAAAACGAGCGCCTGAACGCCGGCGCCGATGGCATCAACGAAGCGGCCGCGAAGGGCGAACAGCTCACGCAGGGCCGCGAGCTCGCCGCACTCGGGCAACTGCGCGACCTGAAGCTAGAGCTCGGCGAGAAGATTTCGCCGCTCTATAACGCCGGCCTGCAGGCGACGGCGACCGCAACCGAGAAGGTTGTCGGCTTCATGAAGAATCACGCCACCGCCGCGCAAGTGATGCTCACGGCGCTCGCCGCGCTCGCCGCGATCCTTGTCGTCGTCGGTACGCTGACCATTGCACTCGCCGGCGTGCTCGGCCCGCTCGCCGTCGTCAAGTTCAGCATGCAGACACTTGGCATGCAGGGCGGCATTCTCGCGCGCGTGCTCGGCCTCGGCGCGGGCGCTTTCCGCATGCTGGGCACGGCCGCGATGTTCGCCGGCCGCGCGATGTTCCTAAACCCGATGGGCCTTGCGATCACGGCTGCCGTCGCCGTCATCGCCGGCGCGGCGTATCTCGTCTACCGATATTGGGAACCGATTTCCGCATTCTTCGGCCGCATGTGGCAGGAGATTCGCGCGGCGTTCGCGGGCGGCATCGGCTCGATTGCCGCCCTGTTCGTCAACTGGAGCCCGCTAGGCCTGCTGTATCAGGCGTTCTCTGGCGCGATGGCGATGCTCGGCATCGACTTGCCGGCCAAGTTCACCGAGCTCGGCGCACACCTGATTTCGGGCCTCGTGAACGGCATCACGAGCGGCCTGGGCACCGTCAAGGATGCGATTGTGAACGTCGCGAGCTCCACGGTCGCATGGTTCAAGGAAAAGCTCGGGATTCACAGCCCGAGCCGGGTTTTCGCCGAGCTCGGCGGGTTCGTCGCGCAGGGCGCCGCGATCGGCATGGAAGGCGAGCAAGGCCGGATTACGCGCGCGGCCGTGGCAATGGCAACCGTCGCGACGACCGCTTTCGGCGTACCGGCATTCGCCAAGGGCGCGAGCGCGGCGACCGTGCCGCTCATGAGACCGCAGGAAGCCGCGGCCGTGCCGAATGTCGCGACTGTGCCGCTCGTGCGCCCGACCGTGCCGATCGACACGCGCGCACCGCTCACCGCGTCGCCTGCGGCCGCAGCCGTGGCGAGCTCGCCGGCGCCGATCACGATCAACATTTACCCGCAGGCCGGCGACGATCCGAAGGCGATCGCGCGCGCTGTCGCTGCCGAGCTCGATCGCCGCGATCGCGCGCAGCGCTCGCGCGCCGGCTCACGCCTCACCGATCCGGCCAACTAGGAGGAATCGACTCATGATGATGGCCCTCGATCAATTCGTTTTCAGCCTCGCGACGGCCCCCTATCGCGAGCTGCAGCGGCAACGCAGCTGGAAGCACCGCACGAGCTCGCGCATCGGCACGCGTGACGCGAGCCAGTTCACGGGCGCGGGCGAAGACACCATTACGCTCGCCGGCACGCTCGCACCGGGCGATTCGTTCGGCTCGGCCGGCTCGCTCAGGCGACTCGCGGAAATGGCCGATGTTGGCGACGCCTATGTGCTTGTCGACGGCCTGGGCTACGTGTACGGCGCCTATATCATCGACGGCCTGAACGAGACGCAGAGCTACCACACGAAAGAAGGCATCGCGCGCAAGATCGAATTCAGCCTCACGTTAAAACGTGTCGACGATGGCGCGATCGCGGCCGCAAACGAGAAGGCCGTGAAATGATGGGGCTTGAACCGAAATCGCATTTTGCCGGCCGCGTGCAACCGCAGGCCGACTATCGCGTGACGCTCGACGGGCGCGACCTCTCGCGCCTCATCGCGCCGAACCTCATCAGCCTGTCACTGTCGGAATCGCGCGCCGAAGAAGCCGACACGCTCGATATCGTGCTAGACGACTCCAAAAACACGTTCGACATTCCGAAGCGCGGGGCCGCGATCAAAGTCGCGATCGGATGGGTAGGCGAGCCGCTTGTCGACAAGGGTACTTTCACGGTCGACGAAGTAGAGCACAGCGGCGCCCCCGATATCATCACGATCCGCGCGCGCTCGGCCTCAATGACCGAAGCCATGCACGAGCGGCGGGAACAGAGCTGGCACGCGGCGACGATCGGCGCGATCGTGCGCGCGATCGCGTCGCGTCACTCACTCAAGCCGGCGATCGGCGCCGCGCTTGAGCAAATCGCGATCGCACACGTCGACCAGACGCACGAAAGCGACATGGCCTTTCTCACGCGCCTCGCGAAACGCTACGACGCCGTGATGAACGTCAAGGACTTGAACCTGCTTTTCATGCCGATCGGCACCGGCAAGACGGCGAGCGGCAAGGCGCTGGCCGTGCTGCCGATCACGCGTGCGAGCGGCGACCAGCATCGCTACCACATCGCGCAGCGCGAGAGCTACGCGGCCGTGCGCGCGCACTACCATTCCAACTCGAAAGGCAAGCGCAAATCCGTCATCGTGGGCGGCGAGAACAATCGCAACGTCAAGGTATTGCCGGAAGACTACGCGACCGAAGCCGAAGCGCGCGCGGCTGCGCAGGCCGAATTCGCCCGCACGCAGCGCAGCCAGTCGACGCTCGACTACACGCTCGCGCTCGGCCGCGCCGAGATTTTCCCCGAGCTCCCTGTAACCGTGAGCGGCTTCAAGCCGGAAATCGACGAAACGCCCTGGCTGGTGAAAAAAGCAACGCACACGATCAACGACGGCGGCTTTACAAGCGCGCTGGAGCTCGAAGTGCGCGACGACCCGACAACAGCGCGACACCGCACGCACTTCCGAAAGGGCGGGCAGTAATTGTAGTTACAAAAATATGTTGTCATGCTGAGTTTTTGTAACTACAATAATCGCATGATAACGACCTACGACCCAGCCAAGAGCGAAGCCAACCAACGCAAACACGGCGTTTCTCTGGCCCTGGCGGAAGCGATCGATTGGTCGTCTGTATGGTGCGCGCCCGACGACCGTAACGATTACGGGGAACTGCGCGAAATTGGCTATGCCGTGATCGATACGCGGCTGTATTGCGTCGTGTTCACGCAGCGCGGCGAGACCTTTCGGGTTATCAGTCTGCGCAAGGCCAACAACCGGGAGATAGACCGCTATGAGCAAGCAACGCAAATTGATCCGTAACACGCCCGAAGAAGAAGCCGCGATCGCTCGCGGTATTGCGGCCGACCCCGACACGTTCGAACCGACCGATGAACAGTTCGCACAGATGAAGCGGCGCGGCGGCCGGCCGAAACTTGCCAATCCGAAAGTCGCGGTAACGGTGCGCTACGACGCCGACATCGTTGAGCAGTTCAAGGCGAGCGGCGAGGGCTGGCAGACTCGCATGAATAACGCTTTGCGCGAGTGGCTGACGACTCACCACGCGTAA